ACCAGCAGTTGGAGGTGCTGCAAATGTTACAGTAGGAACTGAATCATATCCAGAACCAGTAGTACCAACAGCAACTGCAGTAACTGTACCAGTTTGAGTAGAAACAGCGTTTCTGTGATTTACAGTGTCAGCACGAACTAACAATAAATTGTTAGTATAAGATAGGAAGTTAGCAGCTGTGAAAAAAGATTGTGCATTGGTATCACTTGGTTTTCCAAAGAGACGAACTAATTCGTTCTCAGAACTGATAGTGGTAGGAGCCAAAACTGGACCCCATGCAAATGTTCCTGCAAAAGCGCCAACAGAACTAGAAACTGCTGGAACGATTGAAGTGAAATCTTTTTCTACGACTGCAACGCCTGGAGATAATTGAAACGGCATTGTGTTTCTCCTTGTTAATAAGTTTTACCTAGACAGAATTCATGTCTACATTTTATTTAGTTTTTGCGTGTTTTCTCAAAAATTCAGAGGTGGTTTTTCTGGACCACCATCGTCATAGAACCCAAAAGGGGTAAGTTCCTCTTCAATAGCAAGCATTTGCTTTTTGTACATAATTTCTCTAAGGTTTACATTATTTAGGTCTTTAAAATACGAGTTGGTAGTTAACCATCCGAACAACACTAAAGGCATGACTAAGTCGTCATGGTATCCTTCATCAGCTTCATAAGATCCTTTGTTCTCAATAAATGTTGAAATCTCAGAGATCGTATCCGCATCGTTTATAATCAATTTGTTTTCTTCAACGAGTGCTTTAAAATTATGACACCCAATTCGTTTAATTTTCTTATCGGTATTAACACCCAGTTGTGTCTTACCTCCACCAAAACCACCTGAAACTGTCTGTCCCATAGCATGTCTTGTAACCATCAATATATTATCGTATTCCATCTCAGAATATAGGATGTGGGCAACCTGTTCAGAGATATTTATTTCCAACAATACATACGCAGTATTGTATTCTTTTCCAACTTTGTAAATAACATTCGGATATAGCAAAGGACTAATCTCATTGTTACGATACTTAGCTACAATTCTGTAAGGAACTTCGGTAATATCAATAACTTGGAATGCTGAGTAGTCTCCACCAACACCTTTAGCTATATCACAAATCATACAATAAGTATGTCCAGCTTGAGGATTGACATATACATCTAATCCGTCTTTCTGGTGGATAATTGTATCTGGACTCATTTTAGAGATAGCATCAGCACGAACTAAAGTAAGAGAAGAACCCAAGAAATTACATAAAACTTCCTGTGTAAACTTTAACTCACCTAACTGTGCTTTTTGTTCTGCAGCCCATGCTTCATCACGACCTGGAATTTCCCAGTAAGGAATGAACAATGGAACGAATCCGTTACGACCCTTCTCAGCATCAGTCCAAAACTTCCAGAAGTGATTATAACCAAGTGGTGTACTACTTAGTAGAATCTTAGTCGTCTGACCAGCAGAAATAGTAGGATATACTGAGGTGAAGAATTCTTCAGCCACGTTGTTTGGAATAATTGCAGCTTCATCAACATAAAGCATGTTAACAGATTTACCACGAATACCAGACTTACCAGTCGCAGCTGTGAATACTTTTGAACCATTTTCTAATTCAATGTCACCTTTGTTCCAAGTAGTAACACCTTGTTGCATCCACTTAGGAAGCATCTCATACATTGTTTGATATCTGTCCAAAACTTCTCGTGCTGCTGTAGCTTTGTTCGCTAGAATAGCAACTTGTTTGTTTGCTTGAAAGATAGTATACCAAAGAATATACGCTGCAGAAGTGGTAGTCTTACCTTGCTGACGACCTTCCATAAGAATCACACGACGATTGTTATGGATGATATTTACTTTGTTCTTTTGGCAATCGTACAGTTTGAATAACTGAAGACCGTGATCCAGTGTAACAATTTGGCAATAGTTCTCAATAAAGTAGATTGGATCCTGGGAACATTTAATATATTCTTGCACATTCTCAGGAGTAAACTCTACTTCAACCCCTGCAGCCTTGAGGTTTGAGTTTGAATTATAAATTTCAGCCATAATTAAAAGTTATCTAACCAGTTCTCCGATGTAACTGTTGCAGAAACGGTATCACCCTCTGCTACATAAACTCTATTAGGATTAGTGAAGTCTTCATTATTTCCAACATTGGCATTAACAGTTTGGATAACGCTACCACTATTGATTGGACCAAATAGATTGATCTTCATCTGAAAGCTAAGAGTGTGAGTGACAAATCTTCTAGTTTGAAAATCCCCATCATATTCGTCAGATACAGATACGCTGTTAAGAATGATAGGAACATCTTGTTTGACATTCATATCTGGAATTGCATTAATAGTTAGGGTATATTCTGGAGTGAATGTTGGAAGAATCTGCTCAATAATTTGAAGTCCATCTTCTTGAGTCTTAGTTAAAATGTATAATGATAAGTCTAGATTATAAGGAACTGGAGTATACATAGACGATACTGTTCCAGAACCATCTCCGCATTTAATTTGCTGCATGCGGTTTACTTTACGAGATGGATCATAATTATAACCAATAATTTCAAAGGACATTCTTGGTAAAGTTGTATATGTGTGATTCTCTAGAGTTGGATCTTGATCAATACGAACCAACCATTTTTCTTTTGGTGCGTATGCAAGAGGAACTTGAAGTCTTTGAATAGTTGCACCATTCACAGAGTCACCTTGTTTACGATCGATGTAAATATCACTAAACAAACGACCAAAAGCGACAATGCTTTTACGGATTAATCCGTGGTAATAGACATTATTATTAAGCATTATTCACCAACCTCACCGAATGGATTTGTTTCGCTGAATAGTATTTCAACACTCTCAGCTTTGAATGTATTGTTATCACCGTATGATTCAACTTTATCGATATTATTTTCTACAGTTGCTGTGGCTGTTGCTGTTACACCAGAAGATGGTGATGCAATTGTAATTGTTGGAACTGAGTTATATCCAGAACCTGGATTTACGATATCAATTCTAATAACTTTACCCGATGATGTATTAGAACCTAATGTGGCAGACAACACTGCTCCAGTACCTCCACCTCCAGTAACTGATACCGATGGAACTGCAGTATATCCAGAACCTTGATTTGTAACAGTAACCGATTTGAGTTCACCAGTTTCTGTTCTGGTGATATTAGTGCTAAATGATTTTAATGTTTCAAAATCATCCACTGCTTTATTTCCAGTATCAAGTCTTTCAGAACTATATTGAAACAATTCAACCTGTAGTTTGTAAACATATAGCTTACCAAGTTGATAAAATGGATCTTGATGTTGAACAAATTTTATTTCAAACAAACCTTTTGATAGCGGAAAGTAAATTAAATCACCTTCGGCTGGTCTATTTGGTAGTGGTCCAATTCCAAAACGACCAACCATCTGTTCCCATCTACGACGAGCAACAACTAAAGTGGCTGATTGTTCCATCATTAAACCAAACTTTTGAATAAAAGCACCCTGTCCACCAAGAGAATCTACATTCTCAAAGTACATTTCAATAGGAAAAGATGCTTTAAATTCTGATAGACGATCTTCACCAAGAACATTATCTTTTGACACAAGACTTCTTGGAATGTAAACCATCTCTTGACCATAAATTCTTAGAGATTCAATGATCAAATCTTCGATTAAGAACTGCTCATTACGAGTCCCAGTATTCTTACCGTCTTGAAAATATACATTAACAGTAGACATTTTATCCCAAGAAGAAATCTAGTGGAGCAGATTTATTCTGCAAGTCGTCTTTTAATTCTTTAATTTCTGTCATGGCTTCATCATATAGTTTATCACCATCTAATGTTACGCCACCTGGAAGTTGAATACCAGAGAACTTTTTAATATTTGTAGCCCATTGCTTTTTAAACAGCGCTGCAACATAATGTTTTAGCCATGTTTCGTTCCAAACTTTAGACCATGTAGCTGGATCCATGGCACGATATCCTTGAACGATAATATGATCGCCAAGAATAAAGTCAGTTGCCCAGTTAGCGTCTAGGTATAAACGATTAGAAATTCTATTAAATCTAAATCCTTGATGCCCATTTAACTCTAAATCTAATAGAGCCAAGTGAGACATCACTGTTTTATAATAGATCAATGAGGTTGATGTTAAATCATACAAGTCATTTAATCTTAATTGGTACTGTAGATCAAAAATGTTCTTTGAAGAACTTGCTTGACCAGCAGATAAAATCTTTGTAACACCCCAGACATAATCTGGAACTTCAATATAACGATTGTCATATTCACGAAGCGTCATAGAATTTAATACTGCAGTATGTCCATCAGAACCATTAATGGTTTCACCTGCAACAAATGTTCCAACTACATTCTTGACAAGAAGTAATGTATTGGTAGATACACGTGTAGATTCACGAACAACTTCTGCCGTTGCTCCTGAAGTAGCGCCAGTGATTCGTTCTGAAATATTAAAAGCTAAACCACCAGAAACAAGATTAGCTTCTGAAGCACGAATCTGTTGTTTTAAGTAAATTTGCTCTATACCTTCGTAGTGGTATAATCTCCAGTAGTCCAGAGCTTCATCTAAACGATCTTCTAACTGATCATCATCTACGTTTATTTCAAGCACAGGTGCACCAAGTTCCCTTAGCGCATACTGTTTTAAACCTTCTCTAGAATTGACTGCCATTTATCACACCTTGAATAAAGTTGCTTCGCCTTTAATTACAGAAGTTCCACTAGCTGCAGTTGCAAATAAAGTTAATGTTCCTGCTGAAATAGAAGCTGAGAATGTAGTATTAGTTGTAGCGGTTTGAATATCTGCATCTCTGGTATAGTTCTCAGAAAGAGTAACAGTAGTACCATCATGTACGAAAAATACCTCTATAATTCTATATGAAGTATTATTAACCACTTGTATCAATGCTCTACCAGAACGATATGTAGCAGTTGCAAAAGCCAACATAGCAGTTGGAGTTGTGCTTGAAGTAGTACCAGTAAATGCTCTTGTTGTTCTTATAGCATCATCATTTTGCCAACCAGTCGCAGCACCCCAAGTGATAGTTTTATCAGTAGCACCCTTTAGAGTAATACCTCCACCTTCAGCAGTAGTATCAGTAGGAGAAGCAACAGAACCTAATTCAATATTTTTATCATCAACAGTTAATGTCACTGCATTGATAGTTGTAGTTGTACCATTTACAGTTAAGTCACCAGTAACTGTTAAATTGTTTCTAATGGTAGTAGCACCAGTAGTAGCACCGATAGTTAATGTAGTTGCTGCACCGAAAGCATTAACAGTTGTAGCAGTAGCATTAAATACGTTCTGGGTAGTTTGTGTACCAACTAATGTACCAGTGTAATCTTTTAAGTTAGTTCTGTTCCATTGTCCGATTTGAACTGCAGCAGTACCGCCAGCATTTTCTGCATAGAAGTCTAAGTCGCCATTACCTGCAGTTGGCGAAGTTTCTGCAAGAATATATGTAAATCCATCAACAGATTTAACACCACCAAGAGAAGACCAAGCACCAGCAGCATAACCTTCGAATGCAGTCTGAGAAGAATTGTAGCGAATCATACCAACTGCTGGAGAAGCAGGTCTTTGCGCAGTTGTACCAACAGGTAAAGTCCAATGACTAGTACCAGTAGCTGCAATAATGTTCATTCCAGCAAGAGAAGTAGAAGAACCACCAAGAGAAATAACAGTAGTACCAACTGTAACGTCGGCAGTTGCCCATGTAGGAGCATAACCAGCGCCAGCAGAACGTAAAAACGTACCTGAAGCACCAGCTGTAATGAAAGTAGATAAGTTTGTATCTGCTTGAATAACTAACTGTCCTGCAGAACCACCTGCAATATTAGTAGCAGTAGTAGCAAGAGTAGATGAACCTGCGGAAATAGAAGATGTCGCAACCCAAGTTGGAGAACTTGTACCACCAGATACAAGAATTTGACCAGCAGTACCTGCGGCAGTTAATGCCAAACCGCTAGCTCCAGAATACGCAACAGCGCCAGCTACAGCAGTTAAAGAAGAACCAGTACCACCATATGCTAAAGCAACAGAATTACCTTGCCATAAAGAACCAGTAGATAAAGTTTTATTTAATAATGTTTGGGCAGAGTTGTTATTGATAACAACAGCACCACCACCAGCGTTAGAACCATCGTGCAGACGTAATGTTTTTAATTCAGTGTCATAGGTAAGTTCACCAATAGCACCAGTAAACGCATTGTTCTGGGTAGTAGTTCCTCGTCTAAATTGTACTTGTGTTGCCATTTAATATTCCTCTTTCGATATATTTATGCTTGTGCTTCTGACCAGAATAAGTTAATGTTTACTGTGGCATTACCACCACTAAGGTTTCTAACAACTACTGCAAGAACGTCTGGTCCATCAGGATAATTACTATATCCACCAATAGCTGAATTTGATAATTCTTTTAACTTCTGTAAGTCAATTTCAGCAAAACCGTTAATTTGAGCTAATGTGGCAAAGTTTTGCTCACCTGGAGTAGCTGCTGTTGTGTTACTTGTTGAAATTTGTGCAAAGGATGGCTGAGATCCAAGAGCAGCAGTATTAACTGACTGCCAAGTTAATGTCGAAGCATCAATATTACCTGGATTTAAAATACCATATACCTGCACGTTTTGTGTTGCAGTAACTTGTAGTTTCTGAAGTAACAGTTGTGAACGATTGATAAGATCTCTGTCTCCAAAAGCTCCAGCAATAGAGTTAGATACTGAAGGTGCCAATCTTAAAAAGAATACTGTCTTAGATTGGTTAGCCGTAAATGTTTGGTTAACTGCTGCGTAATTAAAGTAGTAACCACGATCTTCATCATAGTTACCATCCATGATATAAGAAGAACCCCAGTGGTTTACAACTGGTGAACATGTGCAACTTATTAGAGTTACAGCATTGAAACCATTACCGACTGCGTGAACTGCAGCAGCACCACCAGAAAATGGTTTAGTAGAACCACCAACAAACATATTAAATGTAGCACCACGTGTACATCCTGTTAGTGTGTTTCCAGATTTTCCTGTATATGAGATACATTCGTTTTCAATAAGCACAACACCAGTTGAAGGGAAACGGCTGGAATCGTTTAAAACGATACTTGTTTGTGTATTATTCATCGATGCTGCTAGTCTATCACGAGCAGATTCATTAATAGCTTGATAACGAACTGCAGCGTTACCTGTACGCATATACGCTTCATCATTTACGTTATTTTGCTTCATGCGGTGCACAAGAATCATATTACCATCTGGTCCACGGCACATAAAATCAATAAAACCAGCACCGTACCAAGAGAATGAAATTCCAAGCATCTGCATTTTATTAAGGTTAATTTTGTAACCAGAGATACCTGAACCATCAATCTTATCAATATTAAATTGAGATTGAGGAATTCGCACATCTAATACTGAAGCAATTTTAATACCATTAGCATTATTCAACCCACGATATTCTGGGTTGATAGTCATTGAGTTGTCGTTTGTTATAGAACCAACTTTATATGTCATTCCACGAATAACAATATTATCACCAACTTTTAATTGTTGAGTGAAACGGCATCCTTCGCCAGAAATAACTTGCGACCCTGCAGTGACAGAAACAAAACCAGATAGCTGATAAGTGGCAGAACGCTTAACTACTGCTAATTCAATACCATCAAATTCCCAGAACAATCCGTTTTGATCATCAAATGGTCCGCATCTAACTGCTGCACCATGCCATCCTTTAACTGTAACACGTGGAAGGTTTGTAATAACAGCGTTTGTAGCACCAAGTGTTTGTGTTGCGCTAACAGTAAATTCACTTTCGTTAACTACGCTAACAACACCATATGTTCCATTGTATCCTGAAGTAACTACTCCAGCAATTTCAACTAGCGCACCAGCTTGAACTCCATGGTCAATTTCAGTACTCACTGTGATAGTAGAACCAACAGATGTTCCTGATGCTGAAATTTGATCAAGGTTTAATACTGGATTAAACAATACACCTGACGTCCAAAGAATACCCTTACCTGATTGATAACGCATGTATTTTTTAGTCTGACGAGAAACTGATGCACCGTGTGATGGTAAGAACGTACCAATATTAACACCTCCATCGAATGGGCGATGCTGAACATATGCGTCAGAGCGAGTATACGTAATAGATGTGATTCCTGAATTTAAAACACCACCACCAACTCTAGCTGTAAACGTAAACGTATTTGGCGATGGAACAGTTTCTGCAAAAAAGTTACCACTCATTAAATTGTGGTTGGTACCAACAGAAGAAACTACGTTAACAATAGGAGATCCTGGTACTAATCCATGATTTGCAGAACATGTTACTGTGATGACTGAAGGTGATGCTCCATCACTAACGTATCCAGAAACTGGAATTTGTGATCCAGCATAGAATCCACCACGACGACCGTAAGTAGAAGCATTAAAAATTGAGACGCCATTAGTACCAACAATACCTTTGGCAATGTAAGTAAATGTGGTTGACGATGGAACAGAAGCAACAATAAACGCACCTTCTGCTCGGGATGCATTAGAAACACCCGCTGCACCAAATATAATAACTGGCTGGGCAACAGAAAGACCATGATCTGCCGAGCATGTTACTGTAATAATAGATGGATTACCACCATCTGAAGTGATGTTAGTCATGAACAAGTCAAGACCTGGCTTTTCGTAAATACCTGGAACACCACGAATCTCGGAATAGTTTTGCCACTTTGTTGGTTGTAAACCATATTCAAAGTCAGCGTCAATTAATGATTGTGGTTGAGCAACACGCATACGCTCAATAGCATCTACACCAAACGCATATGGTCTAACTACGTTACCAATTTGTTTTGGAGCATCAGTATAAATGGCAATCTTATGAGTGCCCAACATTGATGATGTATCTTTAGCAAATGTTACAGTAGTAGCACCATCTTGCTCTGAGAAGAAAGATGTACTATCATTTGGATCATACGACAAAGAACCTGAGCGAGTTGGATCACCAATCGCATAAATGTTTTCTTGTGTTGTCTTATTTGCAATAATCAGAAGTTGAGTTTCATCGCATTTTCCTGGGAACTTAATAGTTCCTTCACCTGCATCTCCAGGTGTAAAAATATACTTTTCAACTAATTGACGTGCCATGTTATATCCTCTTTAGAATCCAAAAATAATTGCGTATGCAGTGTAATCTGCTCTAACTGATTGGTCCAAGTTTTCAAGCGAGACGATACCGTCAACTCGCAATTGTCCCATATTGTAAATAAATGCTGCGATATCTGTAATAAAACCAAGGTCTTCACTAATACCAATAACTAAGTCTGTGACTAATCCCAAATCAGATTCAGCGTTAGTGGCAAAAATCGCAGAAGCTACAGCAGAATCAGCATCAGCGTTAATCCATTGAGAACCATTGTACTTAAGAACTTGTTGTGCTTCTGCCGATGTGATAGAGACATCTGACAGACCATCTAAACTATTTGCTGATGGTGGTTGCCATTGCATACCACTACCAGTAGATGTTAAAAGATATCCGTTTGCACCTGTGCTACCAGAAACAGTTAATGTTCCAGTAATCACAGGGCTAGCTAAAGTTTTATTCGATAGAGTTTCAGTGCCAGCTAGTGTAGCAAAATCTCCATCAGTTAGAGCAGAATTGAATTGAGCAACAGTACCCGTTAGAGTATTGCTGCCCAATGTTAAAGACTTGTTTGTTAAAGTTTCGGTTGCAGAAGATGAACCGACAAAGTTTATTGCGTTGGAAGAATTTTTAAAATACAGTTTGCCATCAGCGTAGTTGACAGCCAATTCACCGTATTCTAAGTCAGTAGTTAGCGGAACTTTTGCGCCAACTGATGACTTCTTGAGTATGATTTTGTTACTCATTCATCTTCCTAAAAAGGTTAGACTGGGAGTAAAAACTCCCAGTTAATTATTAAGTTTTATCTATTTAGTATGTTCCACCATCGATGTTAAATCCATCTAGAGTAGAAGTTGCTGCACCAGCACCTGTAATATTTGTACCAACAAAGATCTGTTTAGCGACTGATAAACCACCAGACAATACTACTGCAGCAGTTCCAAGAGGACCAGCATCAGTTGTTGAAGTAAATGTTACTGCTCCAGAAGCTGCAAGAGTTGTACCAGAGAAGCTAGAAGCAGTAATTGTTTTATTACTTAGGGCTTCAGTACCAGCTAATGTAGCCAATGTACCAGCTGTTGGTAATGTTAAGCTAGTATTACCAGTAGTAGTTAGTGTAGTTGTATGAGCACCAGAGGTAGTTAAATTACCACCAAGAGTGATAGTCTTACCAGAGTTGTTTACACCAGTACCACCATATTGTCCTGCTACTACAGTACCTTGCCACACACCAGTACCGATGGTACCAAGAGTGGTGATAGATGATTGACCAACATAAGTCGAAGCAATATCAACAGCGTCTGCAGTTACAGTAATACGGTTTGCAGTACCAACTACATCAAGTTCATTACCGATCTTAGTTAAACCATCACCAGCGATGATCTGACCAGCACCAGAGAACTGAACCCAAGTTACTGCAGTAGTACCAATAGTAATTGCACCATTGTTAGTACATACGAAACCATTGTCAGCGTTGGTAGTACCTTCTTCAACGAAAGTAAACGCACCAGAAGTTAACTCGCCAGCTGGATTATTGTCAGCATCAGTTGCACGAGTCAATACCCAGTTAGTAGAAACAGAACCAGCGTTTGTAACAGTATAGATACCGTTCTGTAGACCAGTTGTTTGATCTTTAACAAGAACACGCTCACCTACAGATAGAACAATACTATCAATAGTTAGAGCAGCTTGTGTATTAGAATTTGTAAGAGTTGCACCAAGACCTGAAGAACCATTAGAGTAAGTAGCAGTTAAGTTTGCAGTAGTTGCAACACGAACTGAGTCTTTTGGATCTAAACCAGTTTTAACAGCGTCAACATAGTTTTTAGTCGCTGCGTCGCTTGACTGAGTTGGTTCAGCAACAGAAGTGATTCTCTTGTTACCTGCGTCAACAGTACCTGTTCCAGTTGGAGCAAGGTTGACATTGTTGTTACCAGCACCAGCAGTAATATTAACTGCAGTAGCAGCTGTAACACCACCATTTGCAGTAACTGCGCCAGTGAAAGTAGAAACTCCAGTAACTGCTAAAGTAGAAGATAGAGTAGCAGCATCAGTTACACCCAATGTACCTGATAATGTAGTATTACCAGTAACACCTAATGTTCCACCAACTGTAGCATTATTAGTGATAGCAACTGTCGTATTACGGATAGTAGCTGTACCAGTTGTGGCACCAATAGTTAGAGAAGTTGCTGCACCAAACGCACTAACTGTAGTAGCGTTTGTGGCTAGTAAATTAAACGATGTAGCAGTAGTGGTAATATCACCACCATTAACTGCTAAATCGCCAGTTAGAGTT